AAGAAGAAATAGAACAACAAACATTAACAATAAATCCATCAGATGCAACTTTAAAGCAAGAAGAAGAAATAGAACAACAAACATTAACAATAAATCCATCAGATGCAACTTTAAAGCAAGAAGAAGAAATAGAACAACAAACATTAACAATAAATCCATCAGATGCAACTTTAAAGCAAGAAGAAGAAATAGAATCAAAATTTAATATAGATGATATATTATGCATAATAAAAAAAAAAGGAATAGATAAAATATATGCAAGATATGTATTTATAAAAAAAAGTAAAAATCCACATTATTTAAATCAAACTACAATTGCTGAATTAAAAGGATACAAATATATATGTGATGCTATTAATATATTAATGATTTATTTAATACAAACTGCTAAAAAGATAAAAGCACAATATATGAATATGAATCAAGAAGAATGTGAAGATTATAAAAAATATTATGATACTTTAAATTTTAATGATGAAATAATAGATAAAATTTTAAAAGATAATAATCAAAATAAAAGAATAACCATAAATTATATGCAACAACTTAATATTAAATTTTCAAACATATTTGAAAGCGTTACACCTAAAAAACTTAATAAATTATTATCAAAAACCGGAGGAAATAATAACAATTATAAAACGTTAAATGATAATATATTTAATTATACTGAAGATTCAGATGAATACGATATATTATATGATTCTGATATATCTGAAGAATCAACAATTTCGATCAGATCAGATTATTCTGAGGATCTAATAACTCCATTATTGAGTTCCCAAGCCTAATCTAGATATTTTTTCATAATATTCAGCTAATTTTTTATCACGATCTTCAATACGTGAAAGTCTTTCTTTTTCTCTTTTATCTTGTAAAATTTCTTCTTTTTTCTTAAAAAGTATTTCTTTTTCAGTCATACCTTTTTTTAATTTACGATCACTATATTGTTGATATTCTTTAACATTTTTAAATTGTTTTCGATTAATATCATTAGGTGTTCTTTCTTCTGTAAAGGCAATTTTAAAATCAGTATAACATAAACTATTATTAGAAGTTTTACCAGAATAATCAGTAATTTTATTGCCAATTTCAGAATGAATAATTTTAGAACAAGAAGGTAAAGCTTCTGGTTCTTTATATTTAATAACATTAGTGGAAGGTTTAACTTTAGTATCAAATGTTTTATTAAACTTTTCGGAACTAACACTGGATTTACCAAAAACATTGTTAATATTAATATCTTCACGAACTTTACTAGAAGGTTCCATCATACTACCATAACCAAATTCTATATCTTCATCAATAAATTTATTTTCATCAAATGTTTTATTAAACTTACTACTGAAAGTATCATTCGCAACTTGTGATATACCAAAACGATTTGAAATAATAGTATTTTCTTTATAATTTTGTTTAAGATCGAAATGTGATTTATTGGAATCTCTATTTTTAATTTCAATAGCAAGTTTTTGAAATTGTTCTGTAATATAATTAAAAAAATCAGGATCACCGCCTTTATCAGGATGATTTTGTATAGCTAATTTTTTATAACTATTTTTTAATTGTGTCCATGAATAATTTTCAGGAAGTTTAAATAATTTACTCATAAATGAATCTTAATAAAATATCATAAAAAAAATAAACAGTAAATTACAAATTAAAGTTAATTAGTAAAAGATATTTTCTTAATTTTATTATAAGATGGAATCCATATTTTATAATTTGCAAAATATTATAATTAATTTAAAGAAATTAAATAATACTTTTACTGAAAATAAGATAACTACATATCATTATGATTTAGCGAAATTATATATATATCAACATTCAACCGAAAAATTAAAAGATATAAATAATGAAATAGATACAATTGTAAATAATATAAATTCATTAGAAGTAACAAATAAATATTATCCAAAAGAATATAAAAATTTTATAATATGTGAAAAATTAAAAAATATAAAAGAATCATTAATATTATTAATAATTCATCCAATTTATTATGATGATAATATAGAAATTAATAATATAATATTTGAAAAAGAAATTATTTTTGATGGAAAATTAGAATATAATAATTTTTTAGAACAATTATATCCAAATGAAAGTAATTTAATACAAAAGACAAATAAATATTATACAGATAAGCCTTTAAGATTATATTTATTATCAGAATGTAAAATAAAAAATAATAAATATTATATTTTAAAGGATAATAATATAATATTAAATATAATTAAATTATCATTGCATCCAAGATCATTAGATGATTTTGAAGGATTAACATATTCAATGAAATATAAATTATCAAATGTAAAATCAAATAAAGATGATAATTGTTTTATAATAACAAGTACTAGTTTAGAATATATAAATATTGATGATGAATATGAATCTATAGAAATGCCATATTATAAAAAGAAAGAAATTATATATAATCCAAAAGAATATTATTATCATAATGGCTATAAATATATTCGTAATCATAAAACAGTTAAAGAATTAATAACATTATTTAACAATTCAAATAGTATATAAAGAACTTAAACTAAATAATTACTTATGTTTCTTTATATATGTCCATAATGATCATTGTAGAATTATAATTCATTATAAATAATTATAAAATATTATAAAATATTATAAAATATTATAAAATATTATATAAAGAACTTAAACTAAATAATTACTTATGTTTCTTTATATAGGTCTATAATAATTATAAAATATTATACAATAATTATAAATAGTATATAAATAACTTAAACTAAATAATTACTTATAATTCATTATAAAATATTATACAATAATTATAAAATATTATATAAAGAACTTAAACTAAATAATTACTTATGTTTCTTTATATAGGTCCATAATGATCATTGTAGAATTATAAAATATTATAAAATATTATACAATAATTATAAAATATTATATAAAGAACTTAAACTAAATAATTACTTATGTTTCTTTATATAGGTCCATAATGATCATTGTATAATTATAAAATATTATAATTCATTATAAAATATTATAAATAATTATAAAATATTATAAAATATTATAAAATATTATACAATAATTATAAAATATTATATAAAGAACTTAAACTAAATAATTATTTATGTTTCTTTATATAGGTCCATAATGATCATTGTAGAATTATAAAATATTATAATTCATTATAAAATATTATAATTCATTATAAAATATTATAAATAATTATAAAATATTATAAAATATTATACAATAATTATAAAATATTATATAAAGAACTTAAACTAAATAATTACTTATGTTTCTTTATATAGGTCCATAATGATCATTGTAGAATTATAAAATATTATATAAAGAACTTAAACTAAATAATTACTTATGTTTCTTTATATAGGTCCATAATGATCATTGTAGAATTATAAAATATTATAATTCATTATAAAATATTATAAATAATTATAAAATATTATAAAATATTATACAATTCAAAAGATATTTGGCATAGGTTCGTCTTCAAATATAACAGGGTTATAAGAAAAATTACGCCAATCAATTTTATCTTGATTCTCTTTTAATATTTCTATAGCATTTTTGTTTGAAGATAATGCATACCAATCAATTTTATCTTGATTATTTTTTAATATTTCTATAGCATTTTTATTTGACGATAACATAAACCAATCAATTTTATCTAAGTTATCTTTTAATATTTCTATAGCATTTTTGTTTGAAGATAAATACTTCCAATTAACTTTATCTAAATTATTTTTTAATAATTCTATAGCATTTTTGTTTGAAGATAAATACTTCCAATTAACTTTATTTAAATTATTTTTTAATAATTCTATAGCATTTTTATTTTTAGATACTTCATCCCATATAGTATAACTTCTATTATTTTCTAAAAAATGAATAATATCTTTATTATGATTTAATGGCATTTTTAAAATATTTGCTTCTTGTTGCTGTATAATTTGAATGGAATTCGAAGTATTACATAATTCTGCAAAATTAATATCAGACATTTTATTTTTTAATAAACGAATTGCATTTTTATTTTTTGATAAAAAATACCAATCAATTTTATCTTCATTATATTTTAATAAATTTTTAGCATTAGGATTTAGTGAAATATATTCCCAATCAATTTTATCAATATTAAGTTCAAGTAAATGAATAGCATTTTTATTTAAAGATAAATAAGACCAATCTAATTTATTAATATCAATCCATGATAATAGTACTTTTCTTTTATCATTTAAAAAATGCCAATAATGTTTTAAAATAATACTAATAATATTTTCATTAAATATAGATTTATTTAAAAAAATATTAACAATTTTAAATTTAATTGAATCCATTTTAATATAAATAAAATAATTAAATCATTTTTATTTTATATATGTAATACAAAATTATATCCAAATAATATTAAATTATATTTATCAATATATTTTTCATATAATATATTTCTTTCAATACAATATTGTATAAAAATATCCTTATTTGATTCAAGTAATATATATGTATTTTCTATATTTTCAGGATCATCTAAAACATTCCAATATTTAATATTACTTTTAAATACCATACTGTTTTCTTGTATAAGTGTATTTTCATAATATTTAATTGTTAATACATTACTTAATAATCTATATTCTAATCTTTCTTTTCTAGGTAATTTATGTATTTCTACATTACATCTAAACTTATGATCTTTTTTCCAATGTTTAATTTGACATTCTTTAGAGCAATAACAACATAATTTGCATTTGCTACAATATTTAAAATTATTTTTTTCATCAAAGATCAAACAATTTTCGCATTTACGAATATTATCTAAATTCCTAAATTTATTCCATTTAACAATGATCATTTAGATATGTGTAATTATTTAAATCATTTTTTTAAAGATAATTTATGTAAAAACAACTTTAAGAATAATATTACCTCCAACATTAATTTCATCACCAACATATAATTGAGTTTTTTGAATAATTGCTACAACATTACCATTAATAAATGTTTTATTAAAACTACCAAGATCTCTAATAAATATTTTAGATGGATTAATTACTTTAAATTCAGCGTGTAATCTTGATACATTAGGATCACGTAAGATACATATATCATTTTGTCTTGATCTACCAATTTTAAGTCTTTTGTTTTCCTGTATATCATAAAATTCTTTATAACATTTAGAATCATCGATTGATATACAATTTAATCTTATTTTATTTGTCATAAATTGTTTAAAACATTTAAAATTACCAGGTTGTTTAAAATACTTTAAACAAATAGAATTCCATAAATTATTATTTGTAACAATAAGATTATAAATATTTTTAGAACTTAACATATATTTTATAATATCATCAATATTATCAAAATAAATAATAATAGAATCGATTATATCTAAGATCATTTATGTGTTTTTAACTTTGTTATCATTTTTAAATATAAACAACAATCTTGCTAATTATAATTTTTTCTATCAATATTAAAATTAATTTATATAATTAAAAAATCTCGATATATTTATTTGTAAAAAAATGATAACAAAATTAAATTCAAAAAAAATATAAATGAAAAAGATAAGTATTGTAGTAGAAAATAATAGTTATTATATTGTTGATAATAATAAAGAAGATTTTTGGAAATTACGTGGAGATAATTTTGGTGAAAGGTATTGGAAAAGATTCTATAGGCATCCTTATATAGTAAATATTTTAGTGAAAAAGAAACATAATAAACGTAAATTAGAAATATTTTGGAAAAAGAATACAGAAGAGAATTTAAATATTAAAAATTTGAAACAATTAATTTTAGAAAAAGAAGAAATAGAAAAAAAATTAGAATATGAAGCAAAAAAATATGAAAATAAAGTGAAATCTTAATTATATAAAATATTTATTTTATTATTTAATAAAATGAAGATAGCAATTACAGGGAAAATATGTTCAGGAAAATCAACATTAGCAAATATAATTAAAGATAAATTAAAATTAAATAAATATAGTTTTGCAGACAATGTAAAAAAATATGCGAAAGAATTATTTGATATGTCATATAAAGATCGTAAATTAATACAGGATTTTGCAGAAAAATTGAAAGAAATAGATAACACTATTTGGATAAAACAATTAGATAAAAATATAAAAGACAAAGATAATATAATTATAGATGATTTACGATTTGAAAATGAATATAATTACTTAAGATCAAATAAATATTTTATAATAAAACTGTTAATTGATAAAAATCAACAGATAAAAAGAATAAAAGAACTTTATAAAGAAAATGCAAATGAACATATAAAAAGATTAGAACACATATCAGAATTGAATATTGATAAATTAGATGCAGATTTAGTAATTAATACAAATGATATTAATATTGAAACATTAATAGAAATTATAATTCATCAACAGTAAATAAAGGTTTGCATTCTCTTATAAGACTATTCTTATAATTGACCATTTTGCAATTATTAGCAATTCTTTGTAATTTTCTGGCTTTTTCTTTATATAAATCTGACATATCAAGTGTTTCAGCAGTTTTGCTTTGTTCATATAATTTGTCATATGCTTCAATTAATACATCAAATATTTTGCGACTTATATTAATGTATAGATCTGTGGGTGCTTCCATTTCTTGCCATTTAATAGGATCAACTCCCGATAATTTAAACCACTTATCATTAACGACTTTGTATTCATCTTTATAAAAAAAATAAATAATAGCGGCTAAATCATAATGAGCACCTTTTGATCGAATAGCACTTTCAATTAAATCATTTAACATTATGCTTTTGTTATTTTATTTTTTGTTTATATATAATTTTTAATATGGAAATCTCATTAATTTAAAACCAGTTGCTAAACCTATACCTTGTTGTGCGGATTGTGCATAAGTAGGACTTAATATATCTAATATAGCAAAGATACAAGCGGCGGTGGCAGATAATATAGCAATTTCCCAGGTGTTAAGTTTATTAGGACCAATCATATCAAGTAAGTATGCTACAATAGCGATCATAAGACCTTGAAAGAGGTATTTTAGAGCTTTTAAGATAAGTTCATTTATATCTACGTCATACATTTTATTATATATAAAGATATAATTTAAAATCAAATTAAAATGTCTGAAACAAAAGTAGATTATTTAGATGAAGACGAACCATTAAGAAATCAAAATTATGTTTGTGTATCTTTTTTAAATCCTGAGGATGTTATTAAAAATAAAGAAGCTTATTATTTTTCAAAGTTTATTAATAAGTTTTCAGATGATATGTCAGAATTATTAAATAATTTAATTGATAAATACCCAGATAGCAAAGATATAATTACAGGTATTAAAGATAATCATAATTATATTTTTAATAAAAATGAATTAAATGATCAATTAGCATTTTTCAAAAATACGAATGCAGATGATATTGAAAAAGATTTTCATACTGAAAATAATTTTAAAACATCTGTAAGAGGCATTAAAGTAAGAGGTGTATATGATACAGTAGAACAAGCTAAATCACGTTGTGAAACTTTAAAAAAGAAAGATCCATATTTCCATATTTATGTAGCACAAGTAGGATGTTGGTTACCATATGAAAGTCATATAGCATCTAATGTAGAGAATCAAGAATATACAGAATCAGAACTTAATACATTAATGAAACATTATAAAGAAAATAAAGAAAATAAAGATATGGTATTTGATAATCGTAGAACTGATGCTATAAAATCGGTAAAAGATGAACAATCTGTTGAAAATATAACAGATACATTGAATAATACAGAAGATCCATGGTTAAGTGCGAAAGGTTAAAGTTAAAAATGTATAACATAACATTAAAATGAAACAAGGTAATAAACCCTCATTTAGATTAGAATTAAAGAAATTTGATCCTAAAAAAATTAAAGATGACTCTGTTATTGTAGCAATTGCTGCACGTAATAGAGGTAAAAGTGTATGTATAAAAGATATATTATCATATCATACTGGAATACCAATTGGTATGGTAATTTCTCCAACAGAACACGCAAATTCTTATTTTCAACATTTTATACCTAAATTATTGATACACGATGAATATACGCCAGATATAATAAGTAAATATGTTCAAAGACAACAAAAAATATCAGGAAAACATAAAAAAGAATTAGAAACATATGGTTATTCTTCAGTTGATCCTCGATCATTTTTAGTAATGGACGATGCTATGTATGATAAATCTTGGACAAATGATGCAAATATTCGTAAAATATTTATGAATGGAAGACATTATAAAATATTGTTTTTATTAACAATGCAATTTCCTATGGGTATAAGTCCAGCTTTAAGAACAAATATTGATTATGTTTTTATTTTTAAAGAAAATATAAAAAAAAATCGCGAAAGGTTATATGATCATTATGCGGGAATGTTTCCAAATTTGCAAGTATTTGAACAAGTTTTAGATCAAGTTACACAAGATTATGGATGTTTAGTAATAGATAATAGAGCATCGGGATCTAAATTAGAAGATCAAGTTTTTTGGTATAAAGCTGATCCAAACAAAAACTTTAAATTATGTAATTCTGATTTATGGGATATGCAATCTATACAAGATGAAAAAGACAAATTAAGTAATTATGATGATAAAGAAGAAGAAGATGAACAATATGATCCTAATATTGTAGTAAAAAATAGTAAAAATGCTTGTAAAATTACAGTTAAGAAGAAGCAATATTAAAACCTGTTTCAATTACTTCTGGAATATAAGTAGATTTAGTTTCAATATGAGTAATTTTATTCATTGAAGAGTATATATAATAAGTAACAAAGGTTATAATAATATATAAAACAATAAAAGTTAATAAATCTTTAACAGTAATTGTTTGTTTTTTTTCAAAACTATTAATAATTATAAAAATTATTAAAGCTATGCATAATGAATATATATAATACATTTTGTTTTTTATATTTTAAAAAAACGATTTGTTTATACGTATTACCTTAACATCTTTATTTATATCAGATGGTTCTATTATATCATCATTTAATTCCATATCTTCCTTTATATCAATATATTGCATAGATTCTATATCTTTTTTAAATTCTTTTGATTCCATAGATTCTATAGTTTCTTTTGATTCCATAGGTCTTTTTAATCCTATAGGTTCTTTTAATTCCACAGGTTCTTTTAGATTTACAGGTTCTTTTAATTCCACAGGTTCTTTTAATTCCACAGGTTCTTTTAATTCCACAGGTTCTTTTAATTCCATAGATTCTTTTAATTCCAAAGGTTCTTTTAATTCCATAGATTCTTTTAATTCCACAGGTTCTTTTAATTCCATAGATTCTTTTAATTCCATAGATTCTTTTAATTCCACAGGTTCTTTTAATTTCATAGATTCTTTTAATTTCATAGATTCTTTTAATTTCATAGATTCTTTTAATTTCATAGATTCTTTTAATTTCATAGATTCTTTTAATTCCATAGATTCTTTTAATTTCATAGATTCTTTTAATTCCACAGATTCTTTTAATTCCACAGGTTCTTTTAGATTTGCAGGTTGACTTGATTCTATATATGTATCAGGTTTTATAGAACTTATTAATAAATTAACTGGTTTAATTGATTCTATATTTTGTTGAAACTGTTCAGTTTTTATTGATTTAGTTGGGTCTTTATATATTTTTGTTGATTTAATAGAATTAGTATTTGAATCTACAATAATACCTTGATTACCTAAAATATTTTCTAATTGAATTTCTTTAGATTTAGTACTTTTGATTTTTTTTTTATTTGATTTTTCAAATATATTATTTTCTTTTGTTGTTAATTCCTGATTAATTTCAAAATACATTAGTTCATCTTTATTATTTACAGATTCTTTAATTATTTGTGTATTTTCAATTTTTTTTATATTATCATTAATTTCTTGTGATTCTCGATTATCACCTTGTTTATTTTTAGATTCTTGAATATCATTATCAGATTCTTCAGATTCTTGTGAATCTATAGTATTTCCAGGTTGTTCATATTCTTGAATATCATTATCAGATTCTTCAGATTCTTGTGAATCTATAGTATTTCCAGGTTGTTCATATTCTTGAATATCATTATCAGATTCTTCAGATTCTTGTGAATCTATAGTATTTCCAGGTTGTTCATATTCTTGAATATCATTATCAGATTCTTCAGATTCTTGTGAATCTATAGTATTTCCAGGTTG